GTCATTTACATACACAGTGCGATTTCCACGCGAGGAGGATCTGATGGCCGCTCGGAAACTGAAGGTTGTGCCTGATGAGGAACCCGAAGTGCTGCCCCCTAGGCCGTTGACGGTGAAGGCTGCGGCTGCTGGTTCTTACCGTGATCTGTTGGTTGCGTTGCGGGATACTATCGCGGGCCAGATTGATGATGACATTCAGGCCCGTGACCTCGCGTCCCTGTCTCGGCGTCTGCTGGAAATCTCGAAAGAGATTGAGGGGATTGACGCTGCGGAGAATGGCGATGACATTGGAGAGGCCGCGGTGACGCCGGATGAAGAATGGGGTTCTGGCTGAGGCTAGGCATCTGGTACTTCCCGAGGGCATCAAGACTTCTGGCTTCCCTGCCGTTGAGGCTACGTGCCGGCGGATTGGGATTGAGTTTGACGAGTGGCAGCGTGATCTGAACCGCTGCATTCTGGCGAAGGACTCTAGCGGGCTGTACGCGGCTGACACCGTTGCGATGAGCATACCTCGTCAGGTGGGCAAGACGTTTGATGTGGGCGCTTTGGTGTTCGCTGATTCGATCATTCACCCTGGCACCACAACGGTTTGGACTGCTCACCGTTTCAAGGTTTCTCGTGAGACGTTCAATGAGTTGCGGACGTGGGCTAAGTCCCCGTTGTTGGCACCGCACATCGAGTATGACGACATCACGACGGGCGCGGGCAATGAGATGATCCCGTTTCGTAACGGTTCGCGCATTGTGTTTGCGGCTCGTGAGCGTGGTGCGATCCGTGGCTTTACGAAGGTCAGGCGCCTGATCCTTGATGAGGCGCAGATCCTTACCGAGGCTGCGATGTCTGACCTTGCGCCGACGATGAACCAGGCGGAGAACCCGCAGATTATTATGATGGGCACGCCCCCTAAACCGGGCGACCCGGGCGAGGTCTTCACTGCCCTCCGTAAGGCTGCGCTTGATGGCGAGTCTGAGGGCGCGTTGTATGCCGAGTTTTCTGCCGAGCCGGGCGCCGACCTTGACGATTGGGCGGCGGTGGCTCAGGCCAACCCTTCCTTCCCGCTGCGGACAACGCGTAGGGCTATCAAGCGGCTCCGTAAGCTCCTCACTAACGAGGATGACTACCGCCGTGAAGCTCTCGGCATTTGGGACTCTGACGGGCGCGTGTCTCTGTTTGAGGCTGGCGCTTGGGACGCTGGCCGGATGGATGTTCTGCCTGACGGCCTGGCTGTGAAGTCGTTGGCGATGGCTGTCTCTATTGACCTTGCGCACTCTGCGATCGTTGCCGGCTCTGAGGATTCAGAGGGCGGCGTATGGGTGAAGCCGCTGCATCATGGACCCGGAACTAAGGGCGTCGTGGATCGGTGCCTTGAGCTGCAAGCTTCTTTCGGCGTCGATGTCGTGGTTGATGGCCGCGGCCCTGGCGCCGTCCTCATTCCGCACCTTGAGAACGCTGGCGTGCGCCTGCATATCGCGTCCACTGGTGACGTTCTGGATGCGTTCGCAAACCTTGAGACGAAGATCCGGGATGGACTGTTTTTCCACATCGAAGCTCCGGAGCTTGACGCTGCGGCTGTGGGTGCTGTTCGGCGACCGGTTGGTGATCGTTCCGCGCTGGGGCGCAAGAAGTCCGAGGCTGACATTTCGCCGCTTGAGGCTGCTTCGCTGGCGGCTTGGCGGGCGGGGCTCGCTCCGGTCAAGAAGCGATCAAAGTATGAATCTGAAGACCTTTTGACTATCTAGGAGTTGCGATGAACCGCAAGGACAGACTGCTGCGTGCAGCCCATCTAGAGCGGTTCGTTGTCACTTTGACTTCGGGCGAGACGTTCGATGGGTTGTTGGCTGATGCGGACGATAACAGCGTGAAGCTGGTCGGCGCTTATGCGGTTTCGGATTCTGAGTCCGTGGCTGTTGATGGCGATTTGTACTTGCCCCGTCAGAAGATTTCTTACATGCAGAATCCTGGGGGTAGGCCGTGATTGTTTCGGATGGCAAGTCTTTGGGGTTTCCGGCGCAGGCTCTTGGTGAGACTACCCCGTCACTGAGCAACGGCTACTTCTACGCACAGACTGGCTTGAACCTTTCGGGGCAGTCGGCGACGTATGGTGCGTTGTATAAGTGCCAGCCGTCGATTGCGACTGTGGTGGATAAGATCGCGGCTTCTGCTGCGCGCTTGACGGTGAAGGTGTGGGATAACACGCCGAAGACTGGCCGCGTGGTTGATACGTCTTCGGCCTTTGCGAAGCTGATTGCGGATCCTTGCGTGTCGATGTCGCCTTATAACTTCTACCGTTGGACCGTCGCCACGTATGAGATTTACGGCGAGGCGTTCTGGTACAAGCAGCGCAACAGTGATGGCCAAGTTGTGCGGCTGTTGCCGATGCACCCGGCGCGGACGATGATTCACCGCGACGATAACGGCAGGGTCGAGTACGTCTTTACTCTCGGGGTTGCTTCCGCTGGGATCCTGACGGCGTCCGAGGATGACGTGGTGGCGTTCCTGCGCTACAATCCCGAGTCGCTAATGCGCGGCATGTCCCGGCTCGAGCCGCTGCGTTCTACCTTGCTGAATGAGGACGCTTCTAGGCGTGCAACTCAGTCGTGGTGGAAGCGTGGGGCTCGCCCGTCTGTGATCCTGAAGCACCCTGCCGAGCTTTCGCAGGGCGCAGCTGACCGACTAAAGGCGTCCTTTGATGCACGTCACGCCGGCGCGGACAACATGGGCGGCACCAATGTTCTCGAAGAGGGCATGGAAGCGCAGATCATTCAGCTCAACGCTGAGGAAATGCAGTACATCGAATCGCGGAAGCTGAACATGCAAGAGGTTTGCATGGTCTTCGATGTGCCCCCGCCCGTCGTTCACATCCTGGATCACGCTACGTTCTCGAATATCACGGAGCAGATGCGGTCCATGTACCGGGACACGATGAGCCCGCGGCTTGAAGATATTGAATCAACGATTGACAGGTCGCTTCGTTCGGAGTTTTATGCTCCGGGTGTTCGTGAGGCTGAGTTCGACATGTCCGAGGTGTTGCGCGGCGACTATGAGACGCGCGTGGATAAGGCTTTGGCTGCTAGGCAGTCCGGTCTGATCACGGGTAACGAGGGTCGCGCGATCATTGGCGAGTCTTTGTCGGAGAACCCGGACATGAACCTGATCTTTGCTAACGCGGCCCTGGTTCCTTTGGGTGCTAACACTCCCGAGCCGGTGGCCCCTGAGGCTGCCCCGGTGCTTGAGGCGGCGTCGAGTGCCAGCCCAAAAGCCCTAACGGTCCGTTCAATCATGGGCCGACTGGCAAGGGTCAAGGCGAATAAGTCTGCGGTCCGGGATCAGCTCGTCACGGAGCATACGGACGCGCTGACTAAGTTCTTCGCCGCTCAGCAGGACGCCGTCTTGGCGAAGGCTGGGGTGAAGGATGCTGGCGTGTTTGATCCTTCGGAGTGGGACGGCGACCTGGCCGAACTGTTGCGGACGCTCTCGGACGCGACTTCACGCGCCATCGGAGCGAGTACAGCCGCGCAGCTCAAGGGTAAGTACAACCCGGATGACATCGCGGAGTGGCTTGATGCTGACGCTGAGGAATCGGCGGCGGCTATCAATCAGACGACGGCGGCGCAGATTGAGGCCGCGGACGGTTCGGACGGGTTGAAGGCGCTGTTTGTGTCTTACCTTGCGGGCCGTGTCCTTCAGATAGCGACCTCGAGGGTCGCTTCTGTTGGCGGTCTGGCGTCTCAGGTTGCGGCGGGGCAGAACGATGCTCGCACGAAGACTTGGGTCACGGGTGGTCCTAACCCGCGCCCGTCGCATGAGGCCATGTCAGGCGAAACTGTGGGCCTCAATGAGCCCTTCAGTAACGGGATGAACGGCCCCGGCGACCCTTCGGGCGGCGCGGACGAAGTAGCTGGTTGCACTTGCGACCTCGAATTTTCCAAGGAAGGCTAGTCATGTCGATCATTAAGAAGGATGCCACGATCACCAACACGGACGACGCCTTCCCTGGCTCGTTTGAGGTGATCTTGTCGGCGCAGACGAAGGACCGGGACGGCGATGTTTTGCTCAAGGATGGGTGGAAGCTTCCCCTGCCTGAGCACATCACGTTCGACTCGGATCATGGGATGACGGTTGAGAAGACTGTCGGTTCTGGTACGCCGCGGATTGATGAGGAAACCGGGAACCTGATCGTATCCGGCACGTACTCGTCTCTCGCGCGGGCTCAGGAGGTTCGGACCCTTGTGAACGAGGGTCACATCCGGACTACATCGGTTGCGTTCATGTCCGAGAAGTCGCAGAAGGACGGTAAGACCGTTTCCCAGCGTGAGCTTCTGAATGGTGCCTTTGGGGCGATCCCGTCTAACCGTGAAGCGCTGGTGTTGTCCTCGAAGGGCTTGAAGGCTGGGGCGCGTAACAGTGCCGCGGACGCTGCGAAGGTTCAGGACATCCACGACCACGCCGCCGCTCTTGGTGCTGACTGTGCCGCCGCGAAGTCTGTTCGCAAGGATGCCCAGCTCGAGGATGGCGCAGCGGATCCCGGTGAAGCAGCTCAGGCTACGGACGCCGCCATCGATCAGGCACTCGCACTCCTCGAGGGTGTTGACCTCACAAGTTTGCCTGCTGAGGTTCAGCAGGCTATTGCTCTTATCCAGGCTGCTTCGGTTGCCGCGGATGAAACCCTGGACGCCCTTGGTGTTCTGGACCCTGATGAAGATGCTGCCGCTTCCGGCGCGTCCGTGGCCCCCGCAGCCGGCGCTGAGAAATCAGCCCCCGCCGCCGGCGTCAAGGTTGCCCCCGTTGCTGATGCTGACTCAGACGCAGTAACGGTGAAGGAACTGGAAGCACTCGCTCTCCAGATCCAAGCCGCGCAATTCATCTAACCCAAACTTAGGACCCGATCAACCGCTTCGAGTAGGCGGTTTTTTTGTGCCCAAAAACTGAAAGGAAAATTGCCATGTCGGCAGTTATCGAAGCTAAGCGCGCTATGGCGGAGCTTGGCACCAAGGCTAACGCGGTTGTCGCGGACGCCACCCTGACCAACGCTGAGAAGAAGACCCGCCTGGACGCCTACACGGCGGACCTGAAGGGTTTTGCTGAGACGATCTCCCTGCACGAGCAGGCTTCCCGCTTGATCGGTGGCGGCGAGGCTGCCCCCGAAGCCAAGTCCGCTGAGACTGGCGCCCCCGCGGCCCGCTCCTTCGGTCGCCACATCGTGGACTCGGACGGCTACAAGTCCATGCTGAACGGCCAGTCCAAGGGCGTTCAGGTTGAGGTCAAGGCTGCTGCCACCATCGACGAAGGCGTCATCCCGACGTTCAACGGTGGCGCCGGCGTTGCCGGTCAGCTCACCACCCCGCAGTTCCTCCCCGGCATTGTTGGCCTGAAGTTCCAGACCCTCACGGTCGCGGACCTGATGGCTCAGGGTTCCACGGACTCCTCTTCGCTGACTTACGTCATTGAGGCAGCGTTCCAGGACCTCACCAACACGGTGCTTGAAAAGGGCACGAAGCCGCAGCTTGACCTGTCCTTCGCTCGCCGCCAGGACAACGTTGCGAAGATCGCTAACGTCGCCAAGGTCACTGACGAGATGTTCCAGGACGCCCCGCAGTTCGAGGCCTACCTGTCCAACCGCATGGTCTTCGGCGTGAAGCGCGCCGAGGAAACCCAGCTCCTGAGTGGCAACGGTACTGCCCCGAACCTTCAGGGCCTCCTGAACCGCACGGGCCTCGCCCCGGCTGTTGTGACCTCCGCGGGCCTGACCGCCGTGAAGATCATGGAAGCGATCTTCAACCAGATCACCGCCCTTCGCGCCGTGTCCTTCGTTGAGCCTGACGCTCTGGTAATCCACCCGAACGACTGGCAGACCATCCGCCTGGGCAAGGACAGCCAGGGTCAGTATTACGCCGGCGGTCCGTTCACTGGCGCTTACGGCAACGGTGGCTTCACCAACGTCGAAAGCATCTGGGGCCTGAAGGCTGTCATCACGACCGCCATTCCGCAGGGCACCGTCCTCGTTGGTGGCTTCCAGGAGTCGGCTCAGGTCTTCCGCCGCCAGGGCATCACCCTCGAGATGACCAACAGCAACGTTGACGACTTCGTCAACAACCTCATCACCCTGCGTGCTGAGGAGCGTCTGGCGCTGGCTGTTTACCGCCCGGCCGGTCTGGGCAAGGTCACGCTGACCGCCTAGTAACACCTTGGGTGGGGTCGGCTCCGGTCGGCCCCACCCTTGCACACCCCTTACTTTGAGGAGGCGTTATGCCTACGCATTACGTTGAAGACTATGAAGAAGTGACCGGCAAGAAGCGCGAGAAGCCGGTCGTTGAGACGAAGGTTGTTACCCCCCCGGATGACACCCCGATTTTCAATGCCACTGAGGCCGAGACTAAGGCTGCGAAGAAGTAGTCATGGCGGATCTTGCCACAGTTGAGGACTTGAACGACTTTTCGCAGTTGTCGCTTGATCCGACGGATTCTTCGGCGGCGTTCCTGCTGGCGGTCGCGTCTGGCATGATCCGTCGCTATCTGGAGCAGGACATCACGCAGGTCACGGACGATATCGAGTATGTGGACCCAGTCGGCGGCGGTTATGCGTTTTTGCGGCAACTGCCTGTGCAGTCTGTTTCGAAGGTTGAGACGACTACGGATGGCGCCGTGTGGGCGACTGTGGATCCCGCGAATTACACGGTGTCACGTCTGCTTGGGATCGTGTATGCGAAGCCATATACGGGCGAGCGGTGGCCTTCTGGCGGCGAGTCGTGGCGGGTCACGTACACGCGCGGTTACGAGACTGTCCCGGATGAGCTGAAGGGTGTTGCGTGCAGTATCGCGGCGCGGTTTTATTCGACTCCTGCCGGGATTGATATGGAGCGCACGGGTCAGCGTCAGGTGAAGTACAGCCTTGAGTCTGCCGGGTTCTCTGGCATGGAAGCGATGGTCTTGGCCTCGTTCCGCACGCCGAGGGTTGCCTGATGGGTAGGCCGTTGGGGCGGAAGCAGATCACCATCCAGCGCGCCCCCCGCTCTCAGAACGTGTACGGCGACACCGTGCCCGACTGGGCCGGGACACTCACTGAAACCGTTGTGCGGGGTTGCGACGTGCAGCCTGGCACGACTCAGGAATACCTGATCGGTCGCGACAACACCCTTGTTGCGTGGACGGTGTTCGTTCCGGGCCGTGTGGACGTGACCGAGTTTGACCGGGTCGTGTTCAGCGGTCGCACCTATGAAGTTTACGGGCACCCCGCCGAGTGGGATTCCTACTCTGGCCGGCAGGACTATACCGAGATTGTTCTCAAGGATTGGAGCGGCTGATGAGTCTAGAGAAGATTGAGATTCACGACGCCGCGGCGCGGATGCTTCTGAACTCCCCGGAGATCATGGCGGATCTTGTGCGGCGCGGTAACGCGATTGCGCGGGCTGCCGGCGATGGGGTCTTTGAAGTATCTGAGGGTCACACACCGACACGTGCCCGCGTGTCTATCGGTACGGCGGATCATGCGGCCCGGCATTCCGAGGCGACGAAGCGCTCCCTGACTCGCGCCGTGGATTCTGGCCGTGGCTGAGGCGGTCCTTTACCGGGACGTTGAGGCCCTAGTCTGCACGTACCTGCGGCGACCACTTCTAGGAACGATCCAGATTGGCATACGGGTTCCGAGCCCGCGGCCTTCCGAGTTCATCCGCGTCCTCCGCACCGGCGGCCCGAAGGAGACGCTTGTCTCCGAGGCTGCCCAGATCACTGTGGAGGCTTGGGCTCAGACCGAGGCGCGCGCTTCACTCCTACTCTCCCAGTGCCGGGCTTTGCTCAACGCCGCGGACGAAACGATTTACGGGGTCCGGGAACTTTCCGGCCCCGCTAACCTCCCTGATCCCCTGTCGGCGCAAGTCCGCTACACGCAGAGCTTTCAGGTCCGTGCACGCGGCACGGTAATCAGCGCGTAACCAAATCCCAAGTGTCCGCAAACACCTTGAAAGGGGTCAGCCCTCATGGCTAACTCAATTAACAATGTCGTGGTTGGCAAGCCCCTTGTCACGGGTGGCGTCCTCGTCGCACCCAAGGGCGCGACTGTCCCCACTGACGCTTCCACCGTGCCTGACGCCGCGTTCAAAGCTGTCGGCTACCTCACCGATTCCGGCGTGGTGAAGTCGGAGAAGCGCAACACGGGCACGATCAACGCTTGGGGCGGCGATGCTATCGCAGCCACGTCCAAGGGTTACGACGTGACGTTCAAGCTGGACCTGGCGGAGTTCCTGAACGCTGTCACTCAGGGCCTCATCTACGGCGCCGCCAACGTCGTCAGCACGCCGGCTTCCGCTTCCGCCGGCAACCTGCTCAAGGTCACAGCCACTTCGGCGCCGACCCCGCATAACGCCTGGATTATTGAGATCCTGAACGATTCCAAGAAGGTCCGGCTGGTTGTTCCTGACGGCAAGGTCCTGGAAACCGGCGATACCACGTTCAAGGATGACGCCATTGCGGCGGCTGCCCTGACTCTCCAGTGCTTCCCGGACGCTTCCGGCGCCTACTACTACGTCTACTCGGACGACGGCCAGCACACGGCTTAGTCCCCCACATTCTGGTTGGCCGGGGTTGTCATGCGGACCCTTGCCCCGGCCAACCATCCACCCTCTTATCAACGAGTCCGCATTCTCTAAGGAGTCCGCAAATGGTTTATCAGGTTCCCCCGTCTAAAGCGTCCGTGAAGCAGAATCGTTTTGAGTTCGCGCTTCCCGGATCCAAGAAGACTTATTCCGTGCCGAAGCTTCAGTTTGTGAAGCCGTCGCTGGCGCTGTCCTTCGGCGAGCTGACTGAAGTTCAGGTCGCTAATCTGTTGTTCACCGAGTACCTGCCCGAGGTGTTCCCGCTCCTCGAAGATGGCACGCAACTAGAAGCGCTGCTGAACGCTTGGAAGGAAGCCTCTGAGGGCGTGGGCGTGGGGGAATCCTCGGCCTCAGCCGACTCCTAAGGGAGCATGGGGAGGCTGTCGAGTATGAGCTGATACGGCTCGGCCTGCGTCTCTCCTGGCTGGGGTCTGAAGCCCTTACGTGGCGTGACCTTTATGTGATTGTGAAGCAGTCTCCCCGCGATTCGGCGGTGCACCGTTCAGTGGTTGGCGCGGATCACGAGTGGGGCCTGAGTGAGCAGCTTCTCGCGGCCCTCTTTGATGTGTTGGCGGTTGCTAATTGGCAGCGCGGCGGTGACGGGAACGCGAAGAAGCCGGAGCCGCTGAACAGGCCTGGTGTGAAGAAGTCTGCCGGGGATGTTGTGGCGCAGGGTAAGGCCGTTTCGACGGAAGAGATGGACGCACTGCTCGGTTGGTGAGTGCGCTTGATAACTAAACAGAGGGGGCCGTTTTGGCTGCTGTAGAACTGGCGACAGCCTATATTTCGTTGGTCCCCTCTTTGAAGGGCGCGTCTCAGAAGATCAGCGATGAGCTGAATCCTGCGGCGGCTTCGTCTGGCGCGAAGGCTGGCGACCGTATGGGCAGCTCCATCATTGGGGCTGCGGCTAAGTGGGCTGCCCCAATCGCTGCGGCTGTTGGCTTCGGCGCGGTGCTGAAGTCTGGTTTTGATGAGGCTAAGGACGCTGCGGCGGGCACTGCTCAGCTTGCCGCTGGTATCGCATCCACTGGCAACGCTGCAAGCCTATCCGTGGATGGCCTAAACAGTCTTGCGTCTGAGATTCAGAACTACTCGGGTCAGACTGACGATTCGATTGTGAAGTCTGAGCAGTTGTTGCAGACGTTCACGAACATCAAGAACACTGGCCCGGACAAGATTTTCGACCAGGCAACGAAGGCGTCTGCCGATATGGCGGCTAAGTTCGGCGGGGATGCGTCCTCGCAGGCCGTGCTGCTTGGTAAGGCTTTGAATGACCCGGTCAAGGGCATCACGGCGCTTACCCGCGTGGGCGTGTCGATCACGGATGAGCAGAAGAAGACTATCGACGCGATGGTCAAGACCGGGGATGTTGCCGGCGCTCAGAAGGTCATCCTGAAGGAGCTTGGGACCGAGTTTGGTGGGGCCGCAAAGGCTGCGGGTCAGTCGTTCCCTGGCCAGTTGGACCGCGTGCACCGAGCCTTCGAGGACTTGTCGCAGGGCGTGGTTCAGGGCTTCCTGCCTGTCATGGGGCCGGCGCTTGAGGGTGTCATTGGGATCCTCCAGAAGGTCGGCCCTGTTGCGGCTGACGCGGCGCAAAAGGTTGCCGATAAGGCCGCCGTTGTGGGAGGCGCCGTCAAGGGCGTTTTCGAGTTGTTCAAGACAGGCAACTTCACGGGCGGCATAGGCAAGGCGCTAGGCGTCGAGGAAGATTCGAAGGTTGTCGGCGTCATACTGAGCATTCGGGACGGCGTCACTACCGCGTTCGGGGCCATCAAGTCGGCGCTGTCAGGCATTGATTTTGGGAAGATATTCGGAAGCTTGGCGTCCACTATTGGCCCCCTCATTCCGCAGTTCGTTTCACTGTGGAACTCGCTCTCTCCGATCCAAACGATTTTCCAAGCGATTCAACCGTTCCTTCCGCAAATTCTGAATGCCTTCGTGCAGCTCGCTTCTGTGGTTGGGGGTGCGCTGGGTAGTGCATTGACGACTCTTGTGCCGGTGTTTGTTCAATTGCAGGGCGTATTCGTCTCGGTCTTTCAGCAAGTCTTGGCGACAGTGCTTCCCGTGATCGTGCAGCTCGTGACGATGCTTGGGTCTACGTTCACCCAACTGGTTCCTGTGCTGGTTCCGATCATTGTCCAGATAGTGACACTGGCGGCGACGTTGATAACGCAGCTCGCTCCGATCTTCATGCAATTGGTGTCCACGGTCCTGCCTATGGTGGTGACCATCCTCGGGGCGGTCCTCGGCGCGGTCCTGCCGCTAATAACCATGCTGGCCGGGCTGCTAATCCCGATAATCAAGATGCTCATGCCTGTAGTTGTCGTGGTGTTCGGCGCTATCGCCAACATCATCACCGCAGTAATGCAAATCATCATGGGCATTATCCAGGTGGTCACCGGGATTATTACGGGCAACTGGGGCCAGGTTTGGGAAGGCATTAAGAACATCTTCTCCGGGATCTGGAACGCGATTGTTGCTGTGGTGACTGGCGTTTTTGCGATCATCGGGACCGTCATAATGTCCGGGCTTAATGCTGTAGCCAGCTTCATCGGCGGCGTCCTGGGAAATATCGGGCAGTTCTTCGCTGATACGTGGAACAACGTTGTCAATGGCGTGTCCGGGATGATCGGGCAAGTTGGCGGGTTCTTCTCCGGCCTATGGGACACCATCACTGGAGCCTTGTCTGGCGCTGGAAAGTGGCTTTTCGACGCTGGTCAGAACATTGTGAATGGCCTGTTCGACGGCATCAAGTCACTGGCGGGGACTATCGGCAACTTCTTCCTCGGGCTCCTGCCTGGCTGGATTGTGGAACCGTTCAAGCTCGCGCTAGGGATTCAGTCTCCGTCGCGTGTGTTCCGTCAGCTTGGTAACCATATCGGCGAGGGCCTGATGATGGGCACCGGCGATAAGAAGGATGACATCGGCGCGTCAATGCGTGACCTTGTCACGGTCCCTGATGTTCCAGTGTTCGGCGCCTCCGTTTCGGGTGCGAAAGTATCCGGGCGCGGCGGTCACGGCTCCGTTATTCAGAACATCCACCCGGCGCCCGGCATGTCTGAGGAGACTATCGGTCGGATTGCGGCTCATTCATTGAACTACCAGATAAGGATGGCCCGATGACTGACGGTTTGAGGGTCACGATTGCGGGCCTGGACTTTTACGGGCAGGGCTCGGATGGGTTCATTATTTCCCCTGATGGTTTCGCGGGCTGGGATGACGGCGTTGACATGCGGTTGGATCAGTTGCCGCGTCCGCAGGCTCACGGCATGTTTGATTTGCCGGGGTATCAGGGTTCGCGGACTGTCGCTATCAGTGGGAGCGCCATTGCCGATTCGGGCCGGCAACTCCACTGGTTGCGGGGCAGGCTTACAGGCCTCCTCGCTGGCGGCGACACTGGGCGGATCCAGGTGGAGCGTGATGGTGATGTGCAGTGGGCTGATTGCCGTTTGGCCGCTAAGACGATGTTCACCGAGATCGGCGGGAATGATATTGCGTCGTTCCAGATCCAAGTGTGGTGCCCGAACCCTTTGAAGTACGGCAGCACGAACACGTACAGCATCTCGTCAGGCTCGAGCTACACAACGCTATTTCATCGCGGGAACACTGTCGGCTACCCGACCGTGACCGTATCGGGTTCGTTCCCGGGCGGGTATGTGTTGCAGTCGTCGGGCGGCGCCGAGTATCGGGTGACTACGGCGCTGGGTGCGATTCCGCACACGATTGACATGTCTACTGGCTTGCTGGTCCGTAATGGCTCGGTTGTTTCGGGTGGCGTGACACGTGCTGATTTGTGGCGCATCCAGGGTGGCTCTTTGGCGACTGACATGCGCCTCCAACCGATCACTACAGGATCCGGCACGGCGGCTGTGACCTTGCTTGACACCTACATCTAAGGAGGCCCTGTGACTGCATTGGAACGGGTCTGGGTGTGCGACACGATCACGGGCGCCCGGCTGAACGTCATCCCGGTAACGGATTTCACCTGGGCTCGCTGCTTCAACGAGGGTTCATCGGGGCAGGCGACTATCCCGGTGAACGATTCGATGGTGAAGAAGCTTGATCGTCGTAGCCTGATTGTGGAGCGGACGAACACGCTGGTTTACGAGGTCGGCGCGACGGTTGTTGCTGCGGGTGTCATTGACGGGACCAGCTATGACAAGGACGCGGGGACGCTACGGGTTGACCATTCTGATATTTGGTCGATCCTGGCTGATCGGATGGCCGTCCCGCATGGGGTTCCGAACATCATGACGGCGATGCTGAGTTACGGGCCGCTGTCGTTGGGGACGATTGCTAAGCGTCTTGTGCAGGAAGTTATCTCGCCGGGCGGTTGGTATTCGCTGCCTATCGTTTTCCCTGCCGATGTCTCCGGCACTGCGACAAGGTCGTTTTACGGGTACACGATGGAGCTTGTCACTGATTCGTTGAAGAACGTTATGGAGTCGGATGGCGGGCCGGACATTGACTTCACCCCGCGTTGGGGTTCGTCGGGTTCGCTGGAATGGGTGATGCGGGCGGCTCCGAACCTGTCATCTGGTGGTTCGTGGGAGTACAACCTGGACGCCCCGAAGGCAGCCGCCTTGAAGGTGTCCGCCACAACTGACACTAGCCGATTCGCTAACAACGCGTACGCGGCTGGTGAGGGTACGGAGAAGAACACTAAGGTCCGCTCTAACCCTGTTGCGGATCATTCCCGGCCCGCTGCTGAGGGCGTCACATCGTTTAAGGGCGTCAAGAGTCTTGGCGTGCTGGGCGATCTGGCGGTTGAGCGTTCGCGGGCGTTGTCGGTCCCAACCAGGCAGTATTCCATGTCGGTCCTGAAGGCTGGCACGCCGGGCGCGACCGACCTTAGCTTGGGCGACACCATACGCATCACCTCAGCGGGCGATCCATGGATACCTACTGGCATCACATCACATCGGCTGATCAAGTTCAGCGGCAGTCTCGGCGGCACTCTTGGCCACGAGGTCAAGCTTGAATTCCAACCTACAGGAGCATGACATGACGTCAAACGACAACGATTCACGGGCTCAACTCGATGAGATTCTATGGCGCCTAAAAGTTCTGGAGGAGGCTCCCCCGCTCGGACCTCTAGGCGGAGGCGACTTCAAGATTACGGGGCTATGACATGGGCTTGATCGACAACCTTTCACAGTCTCAAATCGGTGAGATTTTCCGGCGACTCAGGGCGTTGGAGAATGCCTCGCCAATGAACTCCGGAGCTGTCGGTGAAGGCGGATTTGAGGTCTATAATGGCGGCGTCATCACCATCAGCAATGGCGGGCTCAACGTCGCCGGTACGGCGACGATTACGGGCACGCTCCAGGCTAACGGGACTATCGCGTTCACTGGCACGCTAACCCAGTCCGGCCCATCCACGTTCACTGGAACAACGAACCTCAACGGGCCCACGAACATTGCTGGCAACGCAACCGTCACGGGTGACACGAAGCTAAACGGTCCGACCCATATCAACGGTGCAACGGACATAACGGGCAACGTCACCAGCACGGGTACGTTCACGAACAACGGGCCAACGAACCTCAACGGGGCAACCAAGACAACCGGGACACTCTCGGTTGAGGGTGTGACCACGCTGAAGAATGACCTGAACGTCACCACGGGCAAGATTGTCGCCGGGGCCGTAACGATTGACCCAAGCTTCATTTCTGGCAGCGTGAAGTTCACGAATGGAACCTACGTCGCGGCTACCCCGGGCGGCGCGCAATTGGCGAAGTCCGGTAGCGCGGCAGCGGTTGGAATCTCCGGTGACGTGGCGTCACTGAACGCCGCCGGGGCCTATGTGGTGGTCGATGGAAGTGCGGCAACCATTGCCACATACTCCGGGACTTCGGTGAACGTACTGTCAGACGGAATCACAATAGGTGGTCTGCAAACCCGGTCAGGGGTTACGCCAAACCTCTACTGCGATCCAGCAACGGGCCGGATTTACCGCGTTGTCTAGCAGGCGGTGTCTCTGACCGAGTTCCCCACGGTCCGCATGTCCGCCGCGGCCTTCGGTCCGAAGAAGTTCATCTGTATAGCAACCGTGTCCTCGACCGTGTTGCCTGCGGCGATGGACGCGCACAGGCGGCGCTCAAAGTCGGCGAACTCGGGCTCTGACATGTCCTTGTAGATGCCAACCTTGACGGGCTGCGCTACCTGAACCGGCTGAACGGTGACGGTGCTCGCTGGTTCAGGTGCAGCCTGCGAGGATGCGCACCCGGTTAGGCCGAGTACGGCCACTAACGCGAGTCCCCCAATTTTCCCCATGCGCTGAGTGTAGCCGATGGGTTCACAGATTAAAACCCCAGCCCGCCGTGCGCGGGCTTTCCCATGCCCAGGAGGCACCATATGGCACTCGCCACCGTAACCGGCTACCTCAAGGACGTGGGGCTCGTCAGCTTGGGGAACCGCGCCCCCGAGCTGGTGTTCGAAATTGATGAGGACATGGTCACTGCTGGGTCCGGGACACTCATCCCGCAGGAGCCTGTCAGTGTCACGCCCGCCAGTGATGGCAGCTTCTCCGTGGACCTGCATCCGTCCACCGCGACGAACCCCTACGCACTGTACAGGCTGACGGTTAATTGGCAGTCGAAGGGCATTAGCCGGAGCATCACCCCGAAGTGGCGCCTCCTCGTCCCCGACGCTGGCGGACCCATCGCGGACATGATCGCCATGAACTTCCCGAACAAGGTGGTCACAAAGGGCGATAGGGGTACTGATGGCAACGTTCTCCAACAGGCCGCGATTGACTCGCTGACCGACAAGAACGTCACGCAGGACGGGCGACTCACCGCCGTCGAGTCGAAGAACACCTCGCAGGACACTGCGATTACCGCGGCTCGCACGGGCGCAGTAGCGGACGCGAAGACCTACACCGACGCGGGCGATGTGGCCGCGAAGGCCTACACCGATTCCAAGAGCGCTGGGCTCGGAACCCGGATCGACAATGTTGAGGTCAAGAACACTGAGCAGGACGGGCGCCTCAACGGCTTCCTCCTCGCCGCCGGAACCAACCTGAACACCATCATCACCACAGGCTCCTACACCGCGGTGGCGGACTCCAACTGGGCGTCCCTGAACTACCCGCAGAACGCGGTCATAACGCTCCGGTCCTTCTTCTGGTCCGCGACTAACGGCGTCCACATCGCCGACACCTACGGGACGCCGAGCCGCCACTACTTCCGGATGCGCAACAGTTCCGGGTGGCTGGCGTGGGAATCCATCGACGCCCGGATTGATGCTGTCGAAGCGGTCAACGTCGCGCAAACATCCCGTGTCGATGACCTGGTTGCGTCCGGGCTGGGTACTGGCTGGACGGTCCTGTCCAACGATGTTGTGGCGTGGGCTGTTGTCGATGCGTCCCGGCGCCGCTCAGACCTGGAGATCGCCAAGGATGGGAAGCTCACTCAGCGTGTCGTGGACTCCCTAAAGGCCCGCATGGGCGTCGGCTCCACGACTGAATCGCTCGTGCCCGAAGTGAGCGGCAGCAAGGTCTACCTGAACACCCCGTCAACGGGTGTTCGGGCCCTGCTGGGCACCATCGCGGGCGCCTCGAACCCGACCCTGCTGGATCAGTCCACGGTCCGGGTTGAGACGGGCAGCGGGCCGCAGTGGATCACAGCCGCAACAGGCGTCGGACGTCCAGTGTTTCCGACCACGTCTTGGGCTGCGTGGGGCGACTCCCTCACATACTCCCAGGCGACCGGGCAGGCGTCCCCGACATGGCCCGAAGTTGTTGCCGCTGACCTCGGCGTTCCCGTCTACAACGGCGGGCGGCAGGGGCAGGCTACTTTTGAAATCGCGGTCAGGCAGGGCGGGCTCCGTCCCTTGCTGACCGTGACTGGCGACTCTATCCCCGCTTCTGGCAGCGTTGGCGTGACCGTCGTATCCCCTACGGACGGATGGCGCCCCTCTGGCACGTCCGTCCTCGCCATGGAGGGCACGCTCGCAGGAGTTCCCGGCACCCTCTACCACGACGCCAGCACTCACGTCTGGACGTTCGCGAGGGACGCCGCAGGTTCCGCCACCGCATGCCCGCCCTCCACCCCGTTTATCGGCACTGAGGGCGTCAGCAAGCGGGCGGACAACGTCATCATCTGGGCCGGCACGAACAACGCCACCCAGCAGACGGCCATCCTCCGCGACATCGCCTCGATGGTTGCGTGGCTCACTCCGTACGACAAGCGCTATCTCGTGATCGGGCTGACGACGCCCGGCAACGACGCGGTCAACGCCGCTCTCGCGGCGGCATACGGGAGCCGGTTCGAGGACCTGCGTTCCTACATGATCAGCAGCGGACTCGCAGCCGCCGGGATCACCCCTACGTCGGATGACACGGCAGCGATTGCGGCGAACAACATCCCTCCGTCGCTCATGACCGACGCGACCCACTTCAACCAGGCCGGATACAACGTCATCGGCGCCCGAATCGCGGCACGCATCCGCGCACGCAACTGGAACTAAGGAGCGCCCTAGATGGCAAACGGAAAACTGCAGGTACTTGACATCGAGTTCACCGGCTCGTCCAACGAGTACCTGAACGCTATTGACCGGGTCGAGGCCGCTGGTTCGCTGCTCCTCATCGAAGCAGCGCACACGCTGGGCACGTTCCCGTCCGGCGTGCCCGTCAACGGGGCGAAGATCACCAACCTTGTCCGCGACGTCGCAGCACACACGCTAGGCGTCACGGACAAAACCACCCTTGATGTTCCCATGCAGGTCATTGGCATGTCTGGGACTACGGGCAAGGTGGAGCGGACCCCCCGGGGCGGCATCCACGCGATCCAGTCCCAGACGCAGACGGCCAGCAACCAGGGCTTTCAAGCGCAGATCCCGCTGGCGATCATCGACTACATCAAGGCCAACCCGTCGCACTCCTACTACTTCTCGCACTGGGCGAAGCCGACAAAGATCGCGACCGGCTCGAATGATGTGTTCGGCGGTGCGTCGCAGTCGGCGGGCGATTCCTACCTGTTCGGCCTCGGCACCGTCTCGGCGGGCGGGTCGCAGGGCGGCACATCACTCGGAGTAGTCGGCAAGGATCGCGGCGTGCTGAACACTCCCATGATCCGCAACCAGGGCGTCACCAACCCTGCGGTCAGCTTCACCGGGCAGGTAAGCACGGCAGGACGCTACTCCATCTTCGAGTTGGGCAACTTCCTGACCATCAACGCTGGCGCAGGGAAGGCGGGCCTCCACGGCGCGCATGTCTTCTATCGCGGCTACATCGAAGACCTGACAGTCTCGGGCCGCACCTACGACGCGGCCAACGCCGCGGACCTTGCCGAGTTCAACAAGCAGTTCAACGCTGGCGGGCGCTACTACGGCGACACCGTCCCCACCGACCCCGCCACACTTCCCTAGGAGATACCCTTGCTACCCTCCAATATCTCCACGGGTAAAGTCGTGGGCCAGTTCCTTGTGGGCGTGCTGGACGGCTCGGACGCTGACACCGACCAGGACTATGTTCCTGCGGTCGGCACGGTGACACTTACGCCGTCCATCCCGTACACTCCGAACGTCACCGCGGGCCCCAACCCGGTGACGATGCTCCTGCCCCCAGTAACGGCGGTTATTGATGATCAGGGCTACCTCAGCACGCCGGCACAGGGCACCCTCACCCCCGCCTACCGCGGCGTATGGCTGACCGCTACGGATGATCCCGACCTGTCCGTGACGGGCTGGACGTGGACCGCGTCTTACAAGCTCAGCCCGGTCAACGGCTCAACCCTGGCGCTCCCGTCGCATTCGTTCGTCATCCCCGCCGGGGGCACGCTTGACCTGTCCACGGTCGTAGCCGTTCCCTCATCCCCCGGGCTCGGCACGGAACAGGCCGAAGCCCTTGCCGCATCGGCTCAGGCCGCGGCCGTTGCCTCGGCTGCATCAGCTGCGGCAGCGGCAGCCTCCGCGGCGCCAACAGACTCCAACGTTGCGGCGCTCGTCACCGGGCCCGCCACATCCACCCGCACCGCAGTGCAGGCCATCGCTGCCGCTGCCGCCGGCCCGAAACTCGACGCAGCAACGGCGTCCACCACGTACGCTGCCAAGTCCGTCGAAACCTCGAAGCTGGACGCCTCAACCGCCGCCACGACATACGCCGCCAAGTCGGTTGAGACGAGCAAGCTAGACGCCTCGGTTGCAGCGACCACCTACGCAGCGAAGTCGGTAGAGACATCCAAGCTGGACGCGTCCACGGCGGCTACCACGTACGCCGCCAAATCGGTGGAAACCTCCAAGCTCGACGCGTCCCAGAAGGGCGCCGCGTCCGGTGTGGCCACCCTCGATGCCGGAACAAAGGTTCCCGTTGCGCAACTCCCGGCAGCCACATCCGTAGCCGCCGGGACCATGTCTGCGGCAGACAAGGCTACGGCGGATGCTGCCACCAACGCAGCCACCCCGTCCACCCTGGTCAAGCGTGACGCGAACGGCGACGTCGCACACCGACGCGCCACCGTCACCGACGCGCCGGGCAATGCCAACGAAGTGACCCGCAAGGACTACGTGGACGCGATCAACGTCCGGTTCTCCCCGGCGGGCGCCCTAGCGACCACGATGGACCGGCGCACTGTCGCGGCCGCATCGGTCCCGGCGCTCACCTCGGGCACCATGCGACTCACTGCCGTTTGGCTACCCAAGGGCGCCATAGTCTCCAGCATCACGTACCTCTCAGGGGCGGTACCAGCAGGACTCACAAACCGCTGGTTCGCTCTCCTCGACGGCTCCCGCAACCTGCTCAGGACCACCGCTGACAACACTGGGGCATGGACCGCCGGAGCCACCCTCACGCTGCCACTAACCAGCACCTACACAGTCCCCGCGGACGGGCTCTACTACGTCGGATTCTGTGAGGTAGCCACCACCGTGACCGCACTCCGCGGCATGGGCGGATCATCGAACGCCATGAGCATCCCGCCCATCCTCAACGGCGACAGCGGCACGGCACTAACCAACGCCGCGTCAACCCCGGCAACGTCACCCGCCATCACGGCGCAGGGCGGCATCCCCTACGCCTACGTGTCCTAGGCCGGGTCGCTGACCGCGAACTCAGCCGGTACATAGTACGGGTGACCGGTTGCCTCCGCATGAAGGTAAGCCTGCGAGTGGGCGTCTTCCTCAAAATCATCCGGGGAAGTCGCCCACCCGCAATCGCCACACACCATAACAGGTTCCACCCCAAGCCCCTAACCATCAATTTAGGGCTAAGCGTACAGCAAAAAAGTGTGGCCCCGGACTTGCGCTCCAGGGCCACACGAGCCCCACCCTATACGACCGCCAACCCGGCAGGTCACAACACGCCGGGAGGCACACTATGCGCAACAAAATCAACGGGCGCAGAGGCGCCTTTCAGCTTGTGTCCGCCGGCGTCTACCTCATCGTCGGCGCGAGCTTCCTACTCACACCGGGCGCAGGGACACGGCAGACTTCCCTCCGCTGGCTCACCGACTACGTCCCACTCGAACCGTTCGCCGCACTCTGGGTCCTCGCCGGGCTACTCGGCATCATCTCAGCGTTCCAGTGCCGCCCGCGTGACTGGTTCGGATTCGCGGCGCTCGTGTTCGCACCCGGAGTTTGGGGAGCCCTGTTCTTCATCGGCGCGTTCACCGGCAACCCCGCGGCGTTCAATTCAGCAGCCGTCTACTGGCTGTTCGCGGCCCTCTCCATGATCGTCTCAGGCATGCAGGGTGAACGCGACAGAGACACAAGGATCACGCATGAGCCCTGACCAAATACTCACCCTCGCCGGGATCCTCATCGTGGCCGGCGCCTCAGCATACGGCGCCACATACGCGGGCCGGACCTCATCGAAGACGGCCAAGGAAACGAACGCGGTCACGTTCTCCAAAAACCTGATGGACCGCCTCGAATCTTTGGAAGACGACGTAGCTGCACTCCGCAAAGACCTCAACCTCGTCTCCCGCAACTTCTCCACGGCAATCAACTTCATCGAACGAATGGTCTTCTGGGCCAAGGGTGGGTCCAAGCCGCCCATCCCCGGAATCCCCGAATCGTTGAAAGCCCACCTGGACCCGTCACTCATCGACCAGCACGCCGAGCAACAGGAACGAGAAGGCGCATGAGCTTCATTCCCCCCACGACTGAGGGCTGGACATCCCAGAAGTTCGGCACCAACCCCGGCGGGTACAACCCAGCTGGCGGGCACACGGGCGAAGACATCGCCGTCCCAGTCGGCACGCCCCTCGTTGCGATGGCTGACGGCGTCGTTGTCCACGTCGGCTACTTCACCGGCAAATACTCGGACAACCCGTGGTGGATCATGCCGTCCTTCGCCGGGTTCGTTGTGACCGTGGACTACGGCGAATACCTCAGCCACTACGCCCACTGCTCCGGCTCACCCGTCCTATCCGGTAAACGCGTCCGTCAAGGGGACGTTGTCGCCTACTCAGGCAATACAGGGTCCGCAACATCCGGGCCCCACTGCCACTGGGAAGTCATGCGTAACGGCTGGAACCTCCAAAGCAGCACCTACGGGCGCATCAACCCCCGCGACATCACCGGCTCAGCAGCCATCGCCCCGCAAGGCGACACGACCAAGGAGGACGACTTGACCCCAGAACAAGCAACCCAGCTCCAAACCGTATTCGACCGCATCAAGTACCTTGACGCGCCAACCAGTGCCATCCCCGAAAAGGTCTGGTCCCAGACCGTCCTCCGCGGCGGGCAGCAGATCAGCGTCAAGCAGGAACTCGCCGACGCCAAGTCTGAGGCGCAGGCACTCCGAGCCGTCGTTGGCGCACTGTCCAAGAACTCCAGCCTGACAGCCGAACAGATCAGCGCCGCCGTCAAAGCTGGCCTCGCTGACGGCGTGACAGTCGATGTCAACGTAAACGGAGGCAAGTAATGAACATCAACCCCAAAGTTACCGCCGCGGTCCTCGCCGCCGCAGTGACCACCGTCATCGCCTGGCTACTCACCCTCGCCGGCATCCAACTCCCCAACGAGGTTCAGGGCGCCATCACGTCCATCCTCGTATTTACTGCCGGGTACATGACACCCAACAAATCCGGCGACCACTCAGCCTGACCGTGTAATATCGTCACCGTGCGTCAGGGAACCCAACGCCCCAGACGCGCCGCGCGCGCAAGCTAAGCCCCCATCTTCCTACGGGAGGGTGGGGGCTTTTTTGCGTCCCCCACGTAATCACTGCATTTCACTGGCTTAACACAGTGAAATGGACTAGGATTGTTGCGCAAAACAACCCCGCGACGCCTGCACAGCATCCGGGGTTATGGCCGAACTAATAAGGAGTTCCGACATGTCCTATGCTACACGATCCGAGCAGCAGAAGTACCAGCGGGAATGGTGTGCCAAGAATCGCGCCGCATTCCTCGATGGAAAGAGCTGCGTCATCTGCGGCACTACCGCACAGCTCGAGGTCGACCACATCGAACCCGCGCTCAAAATTAGTCACAACGTTTGGTCATGGGCGCCGGCGCGTCGGGCTGCTGAACTCGCGAAGTGCCAGGTTCTTTGCAACACCCACCACAAGGCAAAGACTCGAGCGGATCGCCCGGTCCCGGAGCATGGCACCATCTCGCGATACGGCGGGATCCACAAGTGCCGATGCGACGCTTGCCGCAAAGCGAACTCCGACCGCACGGCACTCCATAGGGCGCGGGCTAAGCGATCCGAGGTCATCTACCTGCCAGGCCAGCAGATTCCGCTATGGGAAGCCGCCTAAGCCTCGAGCGCCTTCTGCGCGATGTTGGCACCGATGAACAACGCATCGGGCATCAGGTGTGAATAGCGGTCCATCGTCGTGGTGATCGACTCGTGACCGAGCCGCCGGGATAGAGCGAAAATCTCCATCCCGGCGGCGATCATCCAGGAGGCGTGGGTATGGCGCGCATCATGTATGCGCGGCCGGTCTTCCTTGGGGATACCAACAGCCTTCAGCGCAGGCTCCCAAGCCCGGTTATACGTGGACCCTGAGCGCATCACTCCCCCGCGCTTGAGCGTGAACACGTAGCCGTCACCAGCGGCCGCCACAGGGCCCCGTATCGCTGCCACCGTCGATGGTGCGAGTGAGACTGTGCGGACGCTCCTGCGGGTCTTCGGCGGGCCGATGTAGTACCCGCCAGCCCCGTCCTCTTTCCAAGCCTTCGTCACACGGACAGTCGGCGTAGGCCCGCCAAGGTCAAAGTCCTTCGGCGTCAGAGCTGTCGCCTCACTGAACCTGAGCCCAGTCCCGACCAGCAATTGGAAGAACGGCACAAAGTGCGGATCCATATGCGCAATAATTCGGCTCCACTCAGTCTTCTCAATGAACCGGATGATGTCCTGATGCTCCGTGGACTTCGGCAGCTTCACGCCCTTGCAAGGGTTGTCGGGCCGGATCCCCATGCGGACGCCCGTGGACATCGTCGCGGACAACAGTCCGTGCTTGTTCGCGATGGTCTTTGCGGACATCGGCTTGCCTTTCCAAGACTTCGCCTGCATGCCCTTGATCCACCGGACAATGTCTTCATGCTTGATCCCGGTGACGCGCCTGGCGCCTAGGTCTACGAAATGGTTCTCGACATCGGCCTTGTACCGCTTGATCATGTACGGACCAGCGCCCGTCAACTGTTCGATGTGTTCGGCGAACAGTTCATTGAGGGTGGGGCCGGCAAGCAGCCCGTCATCGTGCACCGCCGCTGCCAACGTCATTGACTGCCCGTTGGCGTCAAGCAGACGCTTCCAGCGCTCGGCCTCATGCAAGTCATCGAAGCTGATGGACCGCTGCTTATTGTCTTCGCGCCACATGAGGGTGTGGTACTCGCTGCCATCTGCCCTCTTGCGGGCGCGGATGCTTGCCACTAGTCGGCGCCTAAAGTATTCATCACTCCCATTTTCTCATGGATCCCCGTCAACATAAAGGCCTTCCCCGTCAACGGGCAAGAAAATAGCCCCTATTTCTAGGGGCTAGATTCGTGGAGATGGGGGGAATTGAAGCCCCTCAAGATAGCCTAGATGTAGGCAAAAACCCCTAGAACATGCGGGTTCCTGTCTCGTTCTTTGCCATCCTTTCGCACCCTTTAACGTCCTGTTGTTGACGCCGTCAACACGATTTGCCCACAAAAAAGCGCCCTCACTCTTCATTGAGTGGGGGCGCTTTTGTTAGTTTTGGGCGGCGACCATCCGTTGTGCCCGCATCTGTATGGCTGGGCAGAGTTGGCAGTCGAAGCAGCCGGCGTCTGACGCTTCCTGGTCGGTGAGTGTGACGGCCCGGTCCATGAGCACCCGTTTAGTCACGCCCAGCCCCTTAGCTATCTCTGAGAGCTTGCCCGACTTGCAAGCCCCAGCGATCCGATCCAGGGGCAACAATCGCCTCGCCGTCTCATACCTGACACCCATCTCGACAGCCTCCAACTGCCGCGTCGAATGCCCACGCTCAATATGGATGCCCTCATGAACCAAGGTGCACAACAACTGCGCCGCGCTCAGACGATCATCAACGTAAATCTTAGTACCGTCCGTGTAGCCGTGAACACCTTCAGGCAAACGACCTATCACAACCTCTACCACAACAACCCCAACTGTCCCCTCAAGGCCCCAACGGCGCTTGATGGGTCAACTGTAAGGATGCTGACCGACACTTCTGACCAAAAACCTGCTAACAGGCGTCACAGATTCATTAAAGAAAAGTGACCGCTTGATAACACACGGGTAACGGTGCAGGTCAGAGGCTTAAGGCCCTTGTGCCGTGCGTCACTAGTCCCGGTCATCCTCGCCCTCAACATGGTCATCTGACGCGGCGAGGTCGTAATGGTGCTGCTCCGTGGATGCCCCTAGGCCGGCCTGCAACGCTTCCATGCGACTGGCGACCTCACGCATAAGCTCAGCCGTGGAGAACGC